TGCAAGAATAAAAGCTAAAGTAAAACGTACTGTAAAGAAGTGGCCTTCTGCTTATGCAAGTGGACAACTTGTAAGGCAATATAAGGCTGCTGGTGGAGGTTACACTAAGGCATGAAAAAACTAACAGACAAACAAAAAAAGAATCTTGATAAAACTGGTGATGGTAAACTCACTAAAGAAGATTTTTTATTGGTTCGTAGACTAAAGAAAAAGAAAAATGGCAAAGCTTAGTCTCAGTCAAATGAGAACTTTGAAGAAACATTCAGAGCATCATTCTAAAAAACACATGGATATGATGAAGAAGCTTATGCGTGAAGGTTCTTCATTCAAAGCTGCACACAACAAAGCACAGAAAGATGTAGGTAAATGAGTCTTAAAAGATGGTTTAAAGAAAAATGGGTTGATGTCAAAACAGGCAAGAAGTGTGGTCGTGGTAAGAATGAGAAAGGCAGACCTTACCCTGCTTGCAGACCATCAAAGAGAGTTAGTAGTGAGACTCCAAAGACTAGAAGTGAGATGAGCAAAGAAGAACTAACTAAATTTAAAAGAGAAAAGACAAGTTCAAAAAATATCACCTATCAACATAAGAGAAAAAGAAATAGTTTAAAGATTGCGTAATAGTGTTATATTTTAAATAGCTTACATTTTTCATGTCTAAAAAGCGAGGTGTATCTTTTACTAAGAAGGATAAAGACCCCACAGGTGGTCTTACTCCTGAAGGTCGAAGAAAATACAAACGTGAAACTGGTGGAAATCTAGAGCCACCTGTTACTAAAAAGACAGGTCTTTCTCCTAGACAAAAAGCAAGAAGGAAATCTTTTTGTGCAAGAATGTCTAAGGCAAAAGGACCATTAAAAGATAAAGATGGCAAGCTAACTCGCAAAGCTCTTGCATTACGCAAGTGGAATTGTGGGTCTGTAAAAACTTAACAGAGTAGAAATCTAAATATCCTTGTGCCTGATGCGTCAGATACCACTTGAGAGAAAGGATTGAAACGAAGTTAGTTTCTCAAATTTGTAAACATTAATCAAGGAGTTTTCCTATGGCTAACGCCACAGTATCTCGTCTTGGTTTGGTTAATAATACTGGCACAGCGTTTGACGCCCTGTTTTTAAAAATTTTCAGTGGAGAGGTCCTAACTGCGTTTGCCAGAAACAACATTTTTAACGAGCAACTTCATTCAGTTCGTACTATCACAAGTGGTAAGTCAGCACAGTTTCCTGTATTAGGAACTGCTACTGCTGCATACCATACAGTAGGAACTCCTCTTGTTGGTGCTAACCAAATCAAGGCAAATGAAAAGATTATCAACATTGATGATCTTCTAATTGCACAGAGTTTCATTGCGAACATTGATGAACTCAAGAATCATTATGACGTAAGAGCTACTTACGCTGATGAATTAGGCAAGGCTCTAGCTCGCACATACGATCAAAACGTAGCGAAGCAAATAGCTAATGCGAGTCGTGCTTCTACTAACCTTAGTGGTGGTAATGGCGGTCTTGTATTAACACTTGCTAATGGTAATACAACTTCAGCAAACGTCACAGGTGACGAGATAGCAGCAGCTATCTATGATATTGCACAGACATTTGACGAGCGCGATATCCCACCTACAGACAGATTCTGCGTATTGCCCCCTGCCGAATATTATAAATTGGCCGAAAGTGCTACAAGAACTGTAGATGTTGACTTCAACCCACAGGGTAATGGTTCGTTTGCTTCTGGTAAGGTACAACAAGTTGCTGGCATCCCAATTATGATGTCTAACAACGTACCTCAGAGCAACGTATCTTCTAACCCAAGTGGTGCGAACAATACTTACTCAGGTGACGATAGTAAAACTATTGGTCTTGTTTTCCACAAGTCTGCTGTTGGTACAGTAAAACTAATGGATATGACAACTGAGATCTCTGGTTCTGACTACGGAATTATGTACCAAGGTACATTAATGGTTGCTAAGTATGCTCTTGGTCATGGAATCCTAAGACCAGAATGTGCAGCTACTATTAAGCTATCTGCTTCTTAATTTCAATTTTTAGGGTATCTTATTATTAGATACCCTTTTTTTATTATGGATGTAGGTTCAAGTTATCAAAAGTTGCAACAGCAACAACGAAAAAAAATGTTAGAAGAAATAAAAAAGAAACAAATGGAAGAAAGAATGAAAAAACAAATGGAACAAGCAAAACAAAGACAAATGCAAACTATGAAACAGCAACAAGCACAAGCTCGTAATAAAGCTACACTTAAAATAAAATAATCCCATGTATCATTCATCAAAGAAAAAAAAGAAAAAACAAAAAGGTGGGAGAGACTCACTTAAAATTAAAAGCAAAGGGTATTAATTATGTTTGGCAAAAAAAAGAAAAAAGGTATTATGGCTCTTGATGGTGAAGACTTTATTAAAGCTTACAATCAGCAAATGGCAGATACAGGAAAAGCTACGCTTGCTGAAAAAGCTAAGTTTAGTAGAATAAGAGCCAAACAAAGAGAGAAAGCATACAACATGGAGTATTAATTTATGGCTGTAGCTGCAACCACTGAACTTCAATGTATCAACATTATGTTGGCTGCAATAGGAGAAGCTCCTATTAACAGTCTTGTAGGGTTACTTCCAGCAGATGCCGTTACTGCACAGTCAACTCTTCTTGAAGCAAATAAAAGTATTCAATCAGAAGGTTGGTCTTTTAATACAGAAATAGATGTAACCTTTACACGAGATGGATCAAATCAAATTAATTTGCCAACGAACATTCTTAGGATTGATGCTAATGTTAACCATCACCCAACGATAGATCCTATACAGCGTGGCACAAAATTATATGACAGACAAAATAATAAATATGAATTTGATGAGGATTTAATTTGTACTGTTGTTTATTTTAGAGAATTTGATGAAATACCAGAACCAGCTAGACACTATATAAATATACAAGCTGCAAGAAAATTTGTTGATAGACTTGTAAGTGACCAAGCATTAAGAACTTACACACAGCAAGACGAAGCAAGAGCTAGAGCAATACTAATGGAGACTGATTTATCAAACGGAGATCACAATATACTAAGAGGTGATCCTTCTCTTACCAGTATCTTTGATACTTACAATCCTTCTAGTGCTTTAATTAGATAACTATGGGTGTTATATCAAGAGCTATACCTACATTATTGAGAGGTATATCTCAGTCTTCTGATGCTTTGAAACAAGCAGATCATGCTGACATACAAGACAATGCTGATAGCAACCCTGTTCTTGGTCTTTCAAAAAGATCAGGATCACAATTTTTAGCTACAGTTGGTAGCTCTACTCTTGGTAATGTTCATATACAAACTATAAATAGAGATGCTACTGAACAATATGTAGCAATATTTAGTAATGGTGATGTCAAGGTTTTTGAATTAGATGGTACAGAAAAAACAGTAAACAAACCAGATGGTACTAATTATTTAAACACTTCAGACCCTAGAAGTGTAATGAAGACAGTAACTATTGCTGACTTTACTTTTGTTGTTAATACAAGTATTACAACTGCAATGGATACAGCAGTATCAAATAGTGCTAGCAATATAACTCAAGCAGTCATATTTATAAAACAAGCAACAGCTAAGACAACTTATTCTGTAACTGTAGATGGTGTAACAGTTACAGATGACACTACTGGTAATGATCCTTTATCAACTGATACTGTAGCTTCTGATCTTGCAGGTGGTTTAAATTCTGGTCTTACAGGTTTTACGATTGCTAGAAATGGTCCTGTAATACATATTAAAAAAAATGATGGTAGCAATTTTTCAATAGATGGTAACGACTCTCAGGGTAATACCAAAATGACTATTATCAAAGATACAGTACAGCAATTTACTGATCTTCCTAATGTATCGCCTAATGGGTATGTAGTAGAGATTGTTGGTGATGAAGGTACAGCCTTTGATAATTATTACGTTAAATTTGCAACTAATAATGGCAATGCTTTTGAAGAAGGGCAATGGCAAGAAACTGTAGAAGCTGGCATACCTTTTAAATTTAATTACGACACAATGCCACACGTTCTTATACGTCAGGCTGATGGTAATTTTAGATTTGCAAGAGTAGATGGAGATACATATACAATATCTGGAACTGATTTTACATTACCTCAATGGGGTGAACGTGTTGTAGGTGATTTAGTATCATCACCAAATCCTTCTTTTATTGGTAATAAAATTAATAACGTATTTTTCTTTAGAAACAGACTTGGATTTCTTGCAGCAGATAATGTAATACTTTCAACAGTTTCAGAGTTTTTTAATTTCTTTCCAGAAACAGTTATATCAGTTTTAGATACTGAACCCATAGACGTAGCTGCATCTCATACAAAGGTTGCGATACTTAAACACGCAGTAACTATGGGAGAAAAACTTATATTGTTTTCTGAACAAACGCAATTTGTATTATCAAGTTCAGCAGATAACCTTACACCTTCAACAGCTAACGTACTCGTACAAACTGAGTTTGAAAGTAACGCAGCAGCACAGCCTGTAGGTTCTGGTTCTTCTATTTATTTCTTAACTAAAAAAGGTTCTTTTGCAGGTATAAGAGAATATATTATTGCAGGTAATCAACAGATACAAGATGCTGCAAACACAACTATTCATGTACCAAGACTAATACCAAGTGGCATTTTTAAAATGGCAGTATCAAATAACCAAGAT